GGAGTCCGCGTGGACGACCCCAGCAACCCAATTCCTGGGTCGCACAAATCGATTACAATATGGACCTGCATCCCACATTGACAGGGGACCTGCTATGACGCCCATTCCGCCCTACCAGCCCGGCCAGTCGCTGAACGACTACGTCACGAGCATCATCCGGACCGCGGTCCCCTACGCCTGGGGCCTGCTGATCACCTATCTGGTGTCGCTGGTCCCCGGTGTCGCCCCGGCGCTGCTGCCCGCCATGCCGGTCGTGCTGGGATGGGGGCCGCTGATCGCCGCCGCCATCGCCGGGGCCTGGTATGCCCTGATGCGGAAGGTCGAACCGCGGCTGCCTGCGTGGCTGACCGTGATCGTTCTGGGCTCGAACAGTCAGCCCAAGTACCTGACGCCTGGCCAGGTCGTGGTGCCCACCGGCATTCAGGTGCCGCCCGACCCGCGCGCCACCGGCCGCGCCGACTAGAACAGCGCCTCGGGCTCTGTCGGCAGGTGCCGGCGGGATGCCAGCAGCGGCACGTCCGGCACGGGCAGACTCAACTCGTCCAGCTGAAGCCATACGTTGTCGCGCTGCAAAGCCAACTCGATCCGCAGGCCGGCCACCACCTGTTCCACGGTGGCCGGCCTGCGGTCGCTGTCGAGCAGGCGCAGCAGCATCTCAGAGCGCAGCAGCGACCGGGCAACCCTGTCTACCTGCTCGGCGGACATCAGCCGAGATACCCGATCAGAACCACGCGGTCCTGATCGGTGCTATCGACTTCGTCGAGACCGCTACGGAATCCGTCGCCAGCCCAGAGCAGAACTTCAACGCCCTGATCGCAACGGCCCAACTGCTCGACCAGCTCGGCGACCGTCACGGCCGCGGCCCCCTGGCCTGCTCGGCGATTCCGGCCGACTCGTTCGCCAGGTGCTCGGCGTCGGACAGGTTCTTGGGCTGCGCGGCCGCCGCCGCCGGCTGCTCCCCGCGCCGCTCCTGCTCCTGGCGCTCCAGCTCCTGCGCCTGCGGGCACGGCCACGGCTGGCCGTCCGAGCCGCACACGTAGTCGAAGTCGTCCGGGTTGTGGTCGCCCTCGGATGCGTCGACTCCCTCGTGCGGGATCATCTTCAGGAAGTGCGGCTCACCGTCGGTGCCGATGTTGGTCGACTCGCCGGCGGCGGCGATCTCGGCGTCATGCGCCGCGCGGGTCTGCCGCTCGTGCTCGGCGGCGAACGCGGCCGCCGCGTCCCGGCCCTGGGTCTGCTCGGTCGTGGCCGGCGGCTTCGGGTCGAACGGCGGCGCTTCGCCGGCCGGGTGCGGTCCGTCTGCGGGCAGATTGGTCAAGCCGCTGTCTTTCTGGCTGTTGGTCACGATTTCGGTTCCTTCCTGGTGAACTTCGCACCGGGCTTGGTGTTCTTCTCCTGCATGATCGTGTCACGAACCACACCGGCCAGCGCGGTATCACCGTTGCGTTGAAGCTGGTCCGCGAATGCCTTCACCTTCGTCACCTGCATCTTCAGGCTGCCCAGTGCCGCCACCGTCTCCACCATGCCCACCAGCAGCACCGCAAGGCGCTCCCCGAGGGCGGTGCGCATCGCGTCGTAGCTGGCCGAGTCCTCGACCAGGTGGATCAGTTCGTCGAGCACCGCGTCACGCGCGGTGTCGGCGGCGACCGCGAACAGCAGCTGGCCTTCGTCGAAGGTGTAGGTGTTCGAGGTGTCCAGCTGCACGATCAAGTCGCCGTCGCTATCGGCCACTTTGAACGCGGATGGGCCGCCGGGCAGCAGTTCGAGCTGGTCGCGCTGGAATCTGGCCAGCTCCTTGTCCACCGCGGTGAAGGTGGCCGCGTACTGCTGGGCCAGCTCGCGGGTGCGGGCCAGCGACAGCTGAACACTCGCCGTGTCCTCAGGTGTGCGCACTTCCTGTCCGTCGACAGCCGCGGCGTAGCCGTCGCGGGCCGCCTGCATGGCGCGCCGGCGGAACTCGACGGGGTCCGGCAGCGTGCCGGCCACCATCTCCAATGTCATGAGCGCGTCAGTCATCGCGTTCGACTCCCAGCAGTTTCCGGATTTTGCAGATGGTGACAGCCTCGTCACTGTTCGGATCTTCGCAGGGCTGATCGACCAGTGCTCTGATCGACGCCAGCACGCGTATTGCCGTGTCCGCCAGTTTCAGTTCGTCAGACACCGTAAATCGCCCTCCGAATGCCGGCACTCAGGTTGTCGAGCAGGCCGGCCAGGTCGTGGTGCTGCCGTTCAGTCAGGTAGTCCGAGACGTCTGCGAGAAGCTCGGCCTGTACGTATGGCCGGGATACGCCCATTACGAAGGCGGTCAGCTGGCCGAGCTTCTCGACATCCATCCACGTTCCGAACTCGCTCGCGGTGAGCGCGGTCAATGCTTCCATATAGCCGGGGACGGTGGCGGGGTCGAGGTCGCTCACTCGGCATCCCTCCATTCCTGTTGCGCTACCGCCCACAGGCGCTGAAGCTTGTCGCCGGGGCGAATGTACTGCCTGGCCTCGGATTCGCTGCTGGTCTCACACCACAGCGAGCCGTCCGCACCAACGACCCGCCACCACGCCGTCGGTTGCCAGGTGACGTCGGGCGTAGCAGGCTCGCGTGTCCAGCGGATCACCGGGCCACCTCGGCGCGCACGCCGTACAGCGGGTGGAAGTACTCCCCGGCCACGGCCGGGACGCAGTGCACACAGCAGTCAACGGTGATGCGCTCGCCATCGCCGTTGTACCCGTACAGAGTGACCGTGTTGGCACGGCCGCGCATCTGGCAGTTCTCGCACGGTTCGCCCTCATTGTCGGTGTGGTCGACGGCGCGCAGGGTCACTTCCTGCTCGGCCAGCTGTTGGACCAGGCGGAGCGTGGGATCAAGCACTGTTTTCGTCATGCCCCCACGCTACGCCCCAATGTGGGGGGTGTCAACAACCAGTGCGACCAGAACCATCACGCCAACCAGCAGCCACCCCATGCACCCCGGCGACGCCCGATGACCTGCCGTCGCATGCCGCAGCACGCGGGGCACACGCCACCGGCCGCCACCCCCATGGCGGCCGGTGGACACGCGATGCCTACCCATCGGCCGGCGGCTCGTTGCAGGCAATCCCCGCGTTCGCCCACATCACCGCAGCCCGCACCGCGAACAGCGCCTGCCGCCGCTCCTCGCTGTCGTGCGAGTAGGCCATGATCACCCTCGCCAGCTGCCGTGCCTGCGCCCGGATCACGCCGTACCTCTCCACCTGGTCACCCTGTGGCGCGTGGTAGCTGAACACATTGTCGAGCTCGGCCTGCTCCGCCCCGGTGAGGCCGAACTCCTGCTCGGTCGCCACCCACACCGGCGGCGCGTCGCCCTGGCCGCCCATCAGAACGGCGGCTGATCGTCGTCGCCGCCGGCCGAGACCAGCGGCTGACCGGTTACCGGGTCGAACCGGGCGGCCTGCTGCACCGGCTGGCCGGATTTCTGCCACTGGCCGCGCGCTGGCGGGCCGGCCTGCTGGTCCTGGTTCGGCCGCGCGCTGGCCGCCTGCTGCCGCACGCCCGGCGCGCGATCCCACGGATCTTCGGCCGGACCGGCAGCCGGGCCGTCGTACTGCCGGTCGACGCGCGCCGACTTGGCCGCGTTGAACCGGATCGACGGGCCGATGTCCCGCACCTTGACCTCAGTCGCATAGCCGGGACTGCCGTCGTTCTTCTTGTACTCGCGGACCACCAGCGTGCCGGTGACCATGACATCGTCACCCTTCTTGAACGACTCCGCCATGTTCTCCGCCAGCTGCCGCCAGCCGATCAGTGAAACCCAGGTGGTGTCGCCGTCCTTCCACTCGCCGCTCTGCCGGTCCTGGTAGCGGTCCTGGAATACGGCACGCGCCGAACACACCGCGGCCCCGCTCGGCGTGAAATGCAGATCGGGATCAGCCCCGAGTCGGCACACACCGCTCACCTGCAACGCGCTCATGATCAGTTTCCCATCTTCCGCTTGTGCTCAGCGAGCTTCGCCGTCCACTTTTCCAGATCGCCGGACTGGTAGTCGGCCGCATCCTTCACCTGCTCGACCAGATACGCTGCGTGTTCGCTGTCGTCGTGGCCGAGCATTTCCTGCTGGAATCGGTCGAAATAGTCCGACTCCTCGATGCAGTCCCAGTCGTTGTTGCGCAGCACCGCGGCCAGCCTGGCGACAAACGGCCGAAGCGCGTCGTCCACCAGCTGCTCACCGTGCCTGGTGGGCTGCGCTCCCCATTCGATCGCGTCGAGGGCCGCTTCCGCTGCCGCTTCTGCCGCCTCCAGCGCGGTGTCCATGATCTCGGTCGCGCTACACCAGCCCATGTCAGCTCTCCTCGCCAGCCGAGCGACCCAGCTGGCGCAGCGCCGCACCCAGGGCCGCAGGTGTGAGCAGGGTGCGCAGCGTCGGCACGCTGACCAACTCGTCGTCGATTGTCTTCAGGACCTCGATCAGGTTGGCCAGATCCGGCGAAAGCATGTCCTTGTACCGCAGGTAGGCGGCGGGCTGATCACCGAAGAGAGCCACCCGATTCCCGTACCGGTCCGCCGATGGAAGATCGGCGCGGTAGATCGGCTGGCCATTGCGCAGCTTCTTGCGCAGTCGGGTCAACGTGGTGAGCCACGCTTCGCCGTAGTGACCCACCCATTGGTCGGCGGCCTCGGACAGCTCCGCGTTGCGCTGGTCCACTTCGGCGCGCCGCGCTGTGTTGCGCGCCTCGATCTCGGCTTCGGCGGCGGCGATCAAGGCCGCCTTGTTGAACATCATCGTCAATTCCGTCCCCTCGAAGTGGCTGGTCCAGGCGATCCGCCGGCCCCATACGTGGCCAGCACCGACCGAGCTACCGACTGGTAGCCCGACAGCTGAGACCGGCAGTTGTGCATCGCGGCCTGCGTCGCCTTGCGCATCATCTCGGCCCGCCGATACGTCTCATACAGCTCTTCGTTGTCGGTGAGCGCGCGAGCCTCCCGCACATCGGCCGCGCCGCCGCCGGTCGCGATCGACCTCGCGCGGGCCAGCTCCCACGCCAACCGGGCGTTGTACTCGGCTTCGATCGCTTCCCGTTCGAACATCTGGCCGCGCTCCAGGCGCACGATCACGTCGAGCAGGTGCGCCTCAAGATCGGCGGGCGTTGCGATCTGCGACGGGTCGATCATCGGCAGCCCCGGATACACCGGGTCGGATGCGGTGACCGGGCCGGCATCAGGGAGCAGGCCGCGGCCACGCAGCTGCTGCTCGATGCTGCCCGGAATCTCGACCACCGCGCCACACGAGCAGACGGCCAGCTGTGCTTCGTCGCCGTCGGCGATCAACTGCGCCGGCCCGGAGCAGGCCCCGACCGGCCCTTGCTCGTAATGTGCCGAGTCGCGCAGCACGGCGACTAGGGCTTGCTGCACGGCATCCGCGTATGCCCCCGAGTCGCTCACCGGAACTGGCCCCAGCCGGGCAGCTGCTCGGCCTGGTCGCCGCCGGGCAGCAAGCGGATGGCCGCCAGCATGTGCTGACCCACCGGCACGCCATCAACGCCAACGGTCAGCATTTGCTTCTGGTAGACCCAGTTCCACACCTTGGCCGCTTCGTTGGCGTTGGCCGCGCGCCGGACTGCGGCCAACGCGTCGCGGGCCAGTTCGTCAGCCGTGCGCGTGTCGGGCCGCTCCGCCGGTGCCGCCTGCTGCGCCGCCAGAGACGCCTGCGCGTTGGCCGGCGACGGGTCCTGCTCGGCAAGCGCCGGGGTCTTCCAGGTCGACGGGTCATCCTTGCCGGGGCCATAACGGTCATAGAGGTCCCGCCCGGTGAAGTCACCGACCTCTGCCGCCGGCTGGCCGTGGCCGTAGGTACGGCCGGTGTCCTGCGACTGCTGACGCTCGATCCGCGGGTCTTCGGTCTCGGCGTCCACGAACACGCCCTTGACCGGAATGTTCAACCCATGGAACAGGGCGTACTTGAATGCGCCGGCCAGCGCCTTGCTCTCGGCCTTGTCGCCAAGGTCGCGACCCATGCCGCAGCCCTCAGTCGACCACTCCGAGCCGTCCACCGGCGACTGGAAGGTGTAGCGCGCCGTCACGCTGACCGTGGTCCACACCTGCGTGTAGCTGCCCTTGTCAACCTCGGTGACGTTGACGGTCTTGTCGATGATCGTCACCTTCGGACCGATCAGCCCAATTTCGCGCTGCGCCGAGCCGATGGCGTTCTGTGCCTCATCGATACCCCGGAAGCTGTACTGCTGGGTCACGGCACCGCGGCTGTTCTCGGCCTTGAACTCGCGGCCCTTGCTGATCTCGTGCACGAGCTTCTGCAACTGCGCGATCAGGCCGAGCACGTGCGGAGCGGAGCTGCCGCCGCCGTGCCGCAGTTGACCCACCTGCTCGCGGAGCTCGGACAGCGCGTCGCCGGTGCGCCGCTCCAACTGGTAGAGAATCTGGTCCGCCTGCTCGCTGGGCAGGTGGCCGCCGAGCGACTCACGCCACGCGGCCAACTCGCGCCACTTGGCGTCGGCGGCGGTCATCAGCTTGTCGAGCGCACCGATCTCGCGCCTGGTCGCGCCGAGATCGGTGATGACCTCACGGAGCGCGCCGTCGTGGCCGTCCACCGTCTGCTTGAGCTCACCGAGCACCGTTCCGACCTGCTCGCCGCCGCCTGACTCGGCCGCCGCGGCGGCCAGCGCGCCGATGTTCTCCACCTCGCTCATGGCCTGCTTGGCAAGCTTCTCGGCGTCGAGCGCCACCTGCATGGCCGGTCGCTTGGTCTGTGGCTGGTCCTGCTGGTCAGTCATCGCTGCTGGTCTCCAGGGTCTTCAGGGTCGGCTCGGGCGGGATGTCTCCGGTCAGTGCGAACTGGCGCAGCCGCTTCTCGATCACCTCGGACAGCGAGTAGCCGCGCTGATGGATCAGCTTCTGGGCCGCTTCGAATTCGGCCCACCGTGTCTCCCAGCGCAGCGTGATGGTCTCGCCGGTGCGGCTGCCCGGCGGCGAGGATCTGAAAGGCGCGTCCAGCGGCGGGAACTCGCGCTGCCCGAGGGGCAGCAGAGCGAATCGCCGGCACAGCTCGCGCAGCGTGTAGCGGCCGAGCCCTTCCGCACTGATCTGGGCCAGGCGGGCAAGAGCGGCCGTGTTGACGACCTTGCGCACGCGCACCTCAGGCTGATGCACGGCGTCGGCCGCCTTCTCGACGGGCCACTGTCGGTCGGTCTCGCCGCCGGCCCGCCGGTATGCCAGCTGTGCCGCCTGGCGTGTGATGCCGAGCGAGTCTCCGATCTTACGGAAGCTCCAGCCTTCAACCTTCTTGAGGCGCAGAATTTCCAGGTCACGCTCGGTCAGCTGGTCGGGGCTCTTGATCTGGACCGTGGGCCGTGGGTTCGTGCTCACCGGTGGTTGACCTCCCTTCGCCGTGCTCGCATACTAGGATCATACCCACCGACCCGAGGGGAGTCAACATGATGACGCCATGGATGACGTCTGCTGAAATCGCCGAACAGAGTGCTAACCGCCCGTTGGGTCGGCCCACCAAGGGGCGACTCGTGGCCCTGGACCGTCCTGACGAGATCGCAATGCTGTATGTAATCAAGTTCACGCACAACGTGGTGAAAGTTGGCGTGACTGTTGACTTCGCTACACGCCTCACCTCCCACCGTCGGTCCGTGTGCCCACCGCGCGGAAAGCTCGAACATGTAGCCCACTTCGTTACGCACCCCTTCCGTGGTGCGCGCGTTGCGGAGCGTCGACTTGTTGAAGCAGCGCGCGCCTTGGGAAAGAATGCCGGGTATGGCCATGCAAGCGAGTGGGTGAGGATCCGTGATGTGACACCCCTGCTCGTTCTCGCCGCCGACCTAGCGACGGAGGGTCTCTGATGCCGAAGCGACCGCGCGCCGACTGGAAGACGCTGCGTAAGGCTCTGTGGACGCGCTCTGGCGGTAGGTGCGAGGTAAGCGGGAAGCCGCTCGACTTCGACACCTTCGACCTGCACCACCGCCGCAACAAGGGCATGGGCGGGACCTCGCGGCTGGACACGGACCTGCCGTCGAACCTGCTCGTGCTCGACCCGATCGTGCACAACGGCGGCCCCGGCAGCGTGCACGCGAACCGGCCTCGGTCGGAGGTCCTTGGCTGGCTGATTCCGAAACTAAGCCCGGACGCGCCGCACATGGTGCCGGCCTGCGTCTACTCGGTCGGTGGCTGGCGTTGGTGCCTGCTCGGGGAGAACGGTGACCGGCTGCCGCTGGGCGGCTATATCGCCGACCTGCAAACGCTAGACCTTGTGGTCGGCCAGCCACGGCAGGGACTACGCCTAGCGGAGCGCATGGCGGGTAAGAGCAGCGTGCACACCAGCTTCACGCGGAAGCAGCTCCGCCAGTTGACCCATGGAGAGTGGCCGGACCCCGAGCGGCCGAACTAGAACCGCGGTGCGGCCGCCGGGTGAGGGGAACCAGACCCGGCGGCCTTGACCACCAGCGCGAACCAGCCACGACCCGCACCGGCAGCGTACACGGGTCCGCGTGACTAGACCTGTTGCCATTCCGTGACTTCCGGCCTGCCGCGGTGCGCTTCGGCACCTACCGCGTCAGACGTCCGACGGATACGATCAGATCCCAGACGTAATGCAGCCCCGCCTATGGGTGCCGACCCAGCGGGGCTGCTAGAACGCTCATCTAGCAGGGAGTCTATCCATGGCTGACCCGCAGCACAACGCCACTGACCAGCGAGTTGACACACACTTGCTTGACGGGCAGCAGTGGAAGAGCACTCTCGACTGGCTCTCCGCCCTGCCGCCGTTGCTGAACGGGCGCGGCGCAGAGGACAAGGTGGCCAACCGGGTGCTTGCCAACCTGGCCTCCCGAGCCGACCACAAGACCGGCCGCAACGCCTACCCCTCGAACGCCTGGTTGGCCGAGCGGGCGCACGTGTCTGAGCGCTCGGTGCGGTCGGCCCTGGCCCGACTCGAAGAAGCCAAGCGCGTCGAGCGGGATGGGCTGAGCCGCCACGGCACGATCCGGTGGCGTCTGCGGTTCGAGTACGACGTGCCGGCGGGTTGGCTGCCGATCGATGCCCGCGAGGAGCACAAGCGGGCGCTCGCGGCTGAGCGCCAACGCCGCCGTCGAGCAAAGTTGATCTTGGAAGCTAAGTGCGTGACAGAGGTCATTGAGCAGGGCAAAGCCTCGGAAGCCAAGTGCGTGACAGACGAGTTGATCTCGGAAGCTAAGTGCGTGACACGACCCGATGTCACGCAGCCAGCTTCCGACAACCAGTCCTTTTCACCATCAGTAGAAGAGACCAACCAGAAGATCACCGACGCCGCTATCGCGTCGCCGGCTGGCCCAGAGGTGATCGAGGCTGAGATCATCGAAGAGCCCGGCACCGAGCTGGCACCGGCCGAGCCGACCATTCCAGCCGTTGCCGACCTCTCGGCGTCCTGGCTTCTTCCCGAGCCCGAAGAGACCGGGAAGCGCAAGCGCAGCGCGCCGGTGGACGCTCCCCGCTACGACGCCATGGCGTGGCAGCTGCCGCGCGAGCAGCACACCCCGTCCGAGTGGACGAAGACCTTGGTCGGCTTGTACGTCGAGGCGTGCCGCGGCTTCAGCTTCGAGCCGTCCGGCCGGCAGATCGGCCAGGTCGGCAAGGAAGTCAAGGGCCTGGTGGCCGCCGGCAACAACCCGGTGCACATCCTGGCGGCGGTGAAGCGGGCGGCGGAGAAGCGCGGCGCGTGGGTGTTCCGGGCTATGGCCGATGTGCAGCCGGGCAACTGGGCAGCTCGGGGCCGCGGCAAGCAGATCGTCACCAGCAAGGGAATCGTGGAACTGCCGGACGGCATGTCGCCCGGTGACCGCCGGTACGCATCGGGCATGCTGAATGACTGGACGCTCTGAAGTCGATCAGGGTAGGGTGTCAACACAGAACCCCCCGCGACGCGGGAACGTCCGGGGGGCAGACCGATCGAAGGACGGTACGACCGATGGCGACCAACCTACCGGAGCAGCGGGCGAAGCACGACATGTTCGCCACGTTGCCGCCGCTGAGCGGGGACGCCCTGCGTATGACCGCCGAAGAGCTGCGCGACCGCGTGCTGCTGCTGGACCTGGGTACGCCAGTCGGTCCGGTGGAGATCACCCGCTGGCAGCGCGCCGCCGCCGCCGGCCAGTGGACCGCCGTCGAGCTGGCCGCCGCCGTGGATGCGGTCAACCTGTCCGAGCTGGGTTTCGTGAAGACCGCCCACGTGCACAAGCACGTCACGGACCGGCGGGCGTGGTTGCGTGCAGCCCGGGCGTCGTGCTGGCGGCATCCGATCGCCGCGCAGCTCGCAGGCGAAGACGTCGAGCTGCTCTTCGAGCGTGACCCGCGCGGCTGGCGGGCCCGTTTCGAGGACGCTGTGATGATCCGCATGACCGATGAGCAGTGGATTGCCTGGATTCGCGAGAACGCCGCACGGTTCGCGGACCCCGCGTGAGCCTGCCGCCTGCCGCCTGGCAGCAGCAGCTGGACGCAGATGAGGCGACCCTGCTCGGGCTGGCGTTCTATCCGACCATGATCGACGACCTGATGGAGTCGCTACGCCTAGTGCGGCCAGCTGATTTCACCAGCTCTGGCCGCGAGCTGGTCTGGCGCGTCGTCGAGGCACACGCCACCAACAACGAGCCGTTGGACATCGCGGCCATGCATTCGGCGCTCGGCGCGGCGGCCAGCGGAGCCAAGCTGCGCATGTGCATGGACATCGTGACCCGCGAGTGCCTCACCCCGCCGGCCCCTGGGTGGGCACCGCTGGCGGCCGAGCGCGTGGCGAAGGCGGCGAAGTTGCGCCGGGTTGGCGCGCTCGGGCAGCGGCTTCAGCAGCTCGCGGATGTGGGCGACCTGGACGCGTTTGACGCGGTGATGGAGCACGCCGAGGAGACGTGGCGGGCTATCCAGAACGACGCCGTGGTGGTCGACGATGCGCCGCGGGTACCCGACTTCGTGGACGCCTACCTCGGCGAGTTGGCCGGCGGCCCGCAGTACCAGGTGGTGCCGACGCCGTGGGCCGAGCTGAACTCGATCTTCACGGCGGGCGGCTTGCGGCCGGGTGGCTTCTACGTGTTCGGCGCTCGGCCGGGCGTCGGCAAGACCTTGGCTGGCGGCCGCGTGGCGTGGGTGGCGGCCGAGTCGGGCTACAACACGCTGGTCGTGAGCGCGGAGATGCACCGCTTCGAGCTGATGGATCGGTGGATGGCCGCCAGCATGCGCGAGGAGCTGTCCGAGTTCACCTCGTACGCGCCGAGCGAACGCGTGCTGGCCGCAGCACAGGCACACGCCACGTGGGTGAAGCAGGTCGATCTGCCGCTGTGGGTCCTGGATTCGCCGAACATCACCATGGCCCGGATCGTCGCGCAGGCCAGGCAGCTGCATCGCCGTTACGGCCTTCATCTGGTGGTGATTGACTACCTTCAGTTGATCAAGACTGCCGCGGGCTCCAACCGCCAGGAGCAGGTGGCGCTCATGTCCGGCATCTGCAAGCAGCTGGCCAAGGAGCTGCACCTGCCGGTGGTGGCGCTGGCGCAGCTCAACCGCGGCGGTGCTGACGCCCCGCAGCTGCACCACTTCCGCGAGACCGGCAGCATCGAGCAGGACGCAGACGGAGTGATCTTGCTGCATCTGCCGACCATCACGGAAGAGCTGCCCGAGGGCGGCACCATCTCTTACCCTTCCGGAACGGTGCAGTTCATTATCGCGAAGAACCGGCACGGCCGAACCGGCACGATCGAGCTCGACTACAAGCCGCATTGGGGCGACATCGCCGACCGGGCGTAAACCGTCCCGTACCGTGGGGACGAAGAGAAGGGGACGACCATGGGCTTTATCGGCGACGTGAGCAGCCACAACGAGATCAACAACTGGACCGCCTACCTCGGCGACACCCCGGCAGTCTGGGTCAAGGCCACGCAGGCATCCGGCTACGCCGCGTACGCCAGCCCGGCCTACGCTGGCCAGCTCGGCGGCGCGATTGCCGCCGGCGGCCTGGCCGGTGCCTACCACTTCGCCGACCCGCGCATGGATCCGGCGGCCGACGCAGAGCACTTCGTCGCCACAGCCGGATCGGTGGCTTTCCAGAACGGCCGGTTGCTGCCGCTGCTGGACATCGAGAACACGACGGACGGCAACGGCAGGCCGATCAACTGGCCGGCCGCCGGCACACCGCAGTGGATCCGGCGCTTCATCGAGCAGTACCGGCAGCTCACCGGCCAACGCAAGATCATGGTGTACGCCTCCCGATCCTTCTGGCAGACAATCATGCAGCCGGACCAGTGGACCGACGGCGACGTCTACCTCATGGTGGCCGCCTACCCGGGGTTCATCGACTGGACCAAGGGCCTCAACCAGTCCGGCTACAGCCATCCCCGGCTGGCCGTCTGGCAATACACCGACGCCGCGCCGATCGCCGGCATGGCGAACCCCGGCGATCGCAGCCGACAGATAGCGTTCACGCAGGCAGATCTCACTTTGGGAGGGGACACCGACATGGGACCCGACGACATCATTGCGCCCGATGGGCTCACACCGGACAAGGCCCGCAACATCTGGGGTTACGCCGACTATTTCTCTCGACTCGCCAAGGACGCGAGCGAGGCGAACAGTGTCAAGCTGGACGCCATCCTGGCCGCGCTCAACGCGCAGGCCACCGCCGAGCAGCAGCGCGACGCGCAGACGCTGGCCGCGGTCAAGGCGCTGTCGGTGCCCTCGGTCGACGTCAACCAGCTCGCGTCGGCGCTGGTCTCGGCCGGCCTGCCCGACGCGTTGGTGCAGCAGCTGCTGACGGTGCTCAGCCACGCCGCCGCGAGCCCTCCGCCGCCGGTCTGACCTGCCGTGCCGCCGGGTGTCAGCACATCCGGCGGCACGCGGGCTACTATCCCCCCGTGTCCGAATACGTGATTCCCCTGCCGTGGCAGCGGCCGCCACTCACTATGAACTCGCGCGGGACCCGCATCGAGGAATGGCGTCTGGCGACGATCATCAAAGACGGCACGGCCCTGGTGTCGAAAGGTAAGATTCCGCGCGATATCTATCCGATCACGGCCGAGCTCGTGTGGTATCCGGGCAACAATCGGGTGGCCGACTCGGACAACATCGCGAGCACCCTCAAGCACTG